TAGTCTTAGGCATTCTAGTCTAACTTCTGTGTCTGTAATTATTTCGCCTGGTTCAAATTTATCATTAGCCATTTAATAACTCTCTTAATTTAAGAACTTCATCAACAGCTTTTCTATGATTTGGATGTGTTTTAATCCAATATGGAGAACCTTCTTCAGTTAGTGAAGAAATCTCTTTTTCTATTTCATTAGCTGTCATGTAAGAAGAGCTATCTCCTTTGACTACTTCATCTTCAGATAATTTCTCTGCAAGATTTGAAAAAGCTTTTACTACGTTAAGATTATCTCCTAATCTTGAACCATCAGCTAAATAAGTATTTTCTAAAAAATCATTACCTAGTGTAGATGATGCTAGTCTTTTAGCTTGATCTAATCTTTTTACATACTGTGGACCAAACTCTTTTTTAAGTTCGTTCTCTGTATTAATTCTAGATTTTGCAGCATTCTCTTCGGCCTGGACAGAACTACCTTCATTCATGTCATTATAAAACTTAATTAAGCTTTCTGCTTGTTGTGGTAGCAATCCAAGTTTGTGAGCTTGTTGATTAAAGTTAGATAATAACTCTTGATCAACTTCTCCTTCCTTAAAACTATATTTATAATCTTCAGGTTTTTCAGGAGCGCCAAGTTTATTAAATACCGCTTTCCAATCATCCTCCGTTGCAAATTTATTAGGTACAGGAATTTTATCTGCACCAACTATCTTTTGCGCTGATAGATATGATTTAACAAAGTCGTTCATGTCTTTAAAATTAGATAAAGACTTTTCTCCTTTATATTCTTCAGGAATTAAATCCTGAAAATTATTTTGTGTTGTCTGCTCTCCAGATAATACTGAAGATTGCGATTGATCCGTTGTCGTTTCAACTATCGGATCAGATTGAGCTGGTTGCTCAGTTGTCTGATTGTCCATTAAGTCTCCTTGTGAGGTTTAATCATCGCCTTTATAAAAATCAAAGTTGATCTTTGACCTTCTAGAAAAGCAGTTTCATGACTGTTATCTTTTGAGAACGTAGTCACAAACTCATGACATCTTTTTTCGAGGTCATTCAAAACTCTTTGTCCTTGTTCGGAATTAAAAACAATTTTGTAATCTTCTTTTAATTCTAGTAATTTTTTATTCTGGTCCATTTAGAACTTCTTTAGCTAACGGTGCAGCATTCTTAGCCATTTCACTTTCAGCTAATTGTTGTTGCATCTGCATTTGTTGTTGTTGAGCTTCTTGTCGTTCCATTCTTATTGTTTGTACTTCTTTGTCACTTTTGATCATCCTTGCTGGTAAACCTAAAGTTTTAACTAATTGCTTCACCAAACCGTTCTCATCTAAGTAATCTTGAACTGGAGCCATTTGAGATATAGATCCAAAAATTTCTAAACCTCTCATGATGTTTTGTAGCTCTTGTCCTTTTTGAGCTAATGCCATCGGAGATACATATTCGATTTCTATTTCTTGATTAGCAAGGATAGCTGGTGCTTCAGCAAACAATCTGTTTCTAAGCATTATAGAAAACACTCTGTTAATCATTGGCTCTAATAATTCACTTTGTATTCTTCCCATTACAGGACCAAGTATTCGCATCTTCTCTTCGTTTCTTTGTAAAACTTCTGTAGCAGTCATTGTTCTATTAGATTGAATTTGCAACTGATCTACATGAAACATTCTAGCGATAGCTTCTCTTCTTTGATTTTCAGCATTCAAAGTTGTGGATGTATTCTGTCCGATATTTAATGGTTCAATACGATCTCTACTACCGCTTCTATAATAATTCAGACTTCCAGGTGTCATTCTAACTGGAGCTAACATCGAATCATCGGGTACTAAAAGTGGCGGATCGATCTGCTTCGCTGCAGCTTTTAATCCATGCTCTACCATTTTATTAAGAACCTTACAGTCAGCCAATGCTGACATTGCTGGAGATCTTCCATAAACCTCTGTTGAGGATTTTAAATATCTACTTACTACATATGGATTTTCATTAAATCCGCCTACTGAAATTATATGGTCTGTTCCATGCTCAAAGTAAATACTTTGAAACTTCATATTCTTTTTATCTTTTTTAGAAGCATCGTAAGCAAATCTAGGTCTTACAATATGACAAATCTCTACTTCATCAAAAGGCTTGGTTTTGTGAGTAGTGTTTATTTCTTTAGATAAGTTTTCAGCACCAAACTTTTGCATAGCTTGATCTGCAGTAATTTTAAATTTTCTATAGACGTTATCAATTAAACCTTTTTTATTTTCTTCAATATAAATTTCTTTGATGTGTCTAGCAGAGAAACGAACGATGTCCTCCTCATCTTCTTCAATCATTAAGCATGAAGTTCCAAAACAAATTAGATCATGATAATTTTCGTGTATCTCTTGTTGGAAGTTTGATCTAGCAAAAGCTACATACATTTTATCAATACTATCTTCTAACCATTCTCTAGCTTCATCATTCTCATTCAGTATTGCTTCCTTAAATCTTAAAGAAAACCATCTATTAGCAGATGAGGTAAGCATTCCATGTAAAGAAGCAGCCAATAATTCTAAAGAATGAATAGCTGTTGCATCATAGATTTGTGTAGATCTTTTATCTCCTCTAGCTCTCTCTTTTGTAATCTCAGCTTTTCTAGGTAGCATTAGATCTGCTACTTCTTGCCAATGACTTTCCCAGTTAGATCTTTTCTCTTTTAATCTAGATAGATTGTTCTTTAGCTCTGCAGCTAGTTTTCTTAGCTCTTGCGATTGCATTTATTTTTTTCTTTTTCTTTTAGCCTTATTCTTTTTGCTATTTGGAAAACCAGCTTTCATATTTTTATATGCTTTAGCTGATATGGTTGACTTCTTCTTAGATCTCGAAGTCCCAGCCTTACGCCTCTTATTAATGTTCCTGTATAAGCTCATTGATTAACCTCCTAATAATGATTTCTTGCTAAGTGTTGGATAACCTTCAACTCCTGTTACAGAAGTTAATACAGTTGATTTTCTTCCTTTTTTCTTATTCTTTAAAATGATTTCGTCTGCAGTTAGTTCAGGTACTTTAGGTTTATTTATTTCTTTATCAGCAACAATCTCTTTTGATTTAACTTGAGTATTATCCATTTGAGATTTTACTTTTGGCTGCTCTTCAGATTTTCGATTACTACCACCTCTGTTTTCTCTAAAACTTTTTTCAGCTTCTTCTCTTTGTTTTCTTTTCTTTTCTCTGTCTGTAAGAAAAAAACCTTCGTCAGCTCCTGTGTTTCCACCAGAATTATTACTTGGTCCGCCCATGACTATTCTCCTAATAAAGTTTTTTGATCTATATTTTCTTCGTCAATTTCGTTAAGACCAGTTCCAGTTAAGATAGTAGATCTTCTACCTTTTCTTTTTTTCTCTATGTCTTTTAATTTTTTTTCTTCTTCTGCTTTTAACTCTTCATCCTCTACTTCAGGCACTTCTTCTACCTTAGGCATTTCAATAGGAGGAGGAGTTGGCATTTTTGGTCGTCTTAATAGTCCACCCATAATTATCTCTTCTTTTTGTATTTTTTGTTTTTAGCTTTCTTAGCTGCAGCTTTTCCTTTTTTTGTGTAAGGATATTTTTTTCCGTTAACCATTGGCATAGTTACAGTACCTCGTAATTACTCTCAGCTATTTGCTGTAAGTGTTTGTTGTTATATATTTTAGTTTCTTCCATTCCTGTTGCTAAACATCTCAAGGCATCCATTGGATGTGAGCTAAAGTCATGGACTGGTTTTGATTTAAAAGTTCGATCCTTATCACTATACTTTCTGTGATAATGTCTAAGCGCTATAAGAAGTTTCTTACAGTTATCGCTATCGATCCTACATCTAGGTAAAATCATTTTTACTGCATGAATACCATCTTCTAAAAGTAATCTAGGTGCAGTCCTAAATTTTATTCCAAGTTGATAAAAAACTTCTCTTCTTGTTTTACCAGTAGAGAACTCAACCTGGTCCAAATCATGTGGTGCATAATGAACATCATACACATACGGTTTTTCTTTTAGAACCTGGACGTAGTGTGGCAACGCCTGGTTATTATTTTCATAGTAGTCTATCAAATGGATAGAGTGATTAACCTTTTGAAAGAATATTATTGATGTTGCATCATTAAAACCGAGATCTATTGCAGTTGATACTGGATAAGCTGGATCATAAGGAACAGATCCTATTTGACCTTTATCGTCTATCTCCTGAACTATATCACCATAAATAGAACCACTAATATTACCAATAAAAGAACACTCAAACTCTTGGTCGTATTTTGCTTTACCCATGACAGACAAAGCTGCATCCAATTCTTCTTGGTCAACAATGTTTGTTTGAGAAGCTTTAGCTTTATATAAAAACCATTTATCATCCGCTTGAGCTTTATTGTAGTAGTCATAAAATATATTATTCATTCCTTTTGGTGTTCCACACATAACCATAAAACCTTTACGGTCTGATAATGCTGGAGTTACAACTTCGTCTATCAAGGAAGGATTTATTTGAGCTGCCTCATCTATAATACATCCATCAAGATATATTCCTCTAATGCTATCTGGATTTTCAGAAGATAGTAAAGAAATCCTAGCACCATTTATAAAATCACAACGCAATTCACTTTCATTGTATTTAGTACCAGGAATAGATTTTGTGTAATATTTTAAAAAATCAAATGCGATGCTTTTTGCCTGTTTATAAGTTGGTGCAATGTAAGCATATCTTGGATTATGATTTTGGTTAGTCATAGCTGCCTTAATCAAATGGTTAAGACAAAGTGTGGTCTTACCACAACGTCTATGCAGACAAAGCAAGGAATAACGATGCTTGTCTAATTCTTGATGTATATAAGCCTGAACATTTCTTGGCTTATACGGAATTTGGATTTTCATTAAAATATAGCAGCACCTAATATAAATCCGATTGCGAAAGTGATTAGCAAAGGATGCTCAATGTATAGGCACTCTATTTTAAATCTTAATTCGTTAATAAAGTTTTTCATGGTTAGTGTACGGTTGGTGGATTTTCTCCAAAGGTTGATCTCATGTGTATTCTTTGAAATACAAACTCGCAGAAATCTTCTATGTCTTGTTCAGTTTCAAATCCTGAAAAGTTTATTATTAAATCGTTGTCATAAGCCTTGAAGCTTATTGCGGTTACATTCCGAAACTTATCTTTAATATATTTAGTCATCTGTTTGTGTCTGTTTGATCAATCGGTAATTTATGTATAAAGAGGCGCGACCACTTTTTGGTGGTGTCGGTCCTAGAAAAAAAACACTTTTTACTCTGTCAGGTAAACGACTTTGCATGTCAGCCTAACGCTCTAGCCAGGAAACATAACCATAATTTAAAACAAAGTACGGATACGGTACTAATAATCCTAGATCTGCTCAATATACTTGCAATTTAGAATCATTCGAACCTCATGTCGTGTGCGAGAGCTATGTCCGTGCCTCAGCTACCCAACTCTGAAACATTCTTCATCTCATCTTCTGAATTATTCCAGGTTATCTCAATCTTCTGATCTACTTCGACTTGCTGCTTATCTCCATAGATTGCAACAAGCTTACTAGCCATCCATCGATAATGAATTAACTTCTCTCTAGTAACTGCAATGCTTTTGTTGTCAGCCTTTTCAAGCTCTTCAATCATTTTGTCTAGATATGTCTGAGCTGCAATCTTACGAGCAGTCAGTATCTTTTCAGCAAAAGCCTTATCTGTTCTGATCCAGTCATAAACTTTAGATAAGCTTGGCGCACCTTTGGTTTGGCAAATGGTAGTTAGTGGAGTACCATTCATCAACATTCGTTCGATGTCATCGCTTATTTGCGATGTAAGTTCTAATTTCTTCGTCATTCAAATTCTTAAATTGTGGTAAGTTTTTATAAGCTTTGATCTTACCTTCCATAGTCTTTTGACCATTACTCCAGCCACCGTGCATTCTGCATCTAATGTTTCCATTCTTCATAAGTATTCCAGAAGCTTTGCAAGGAAGTTTATTTTGTTTATTGATAGTCTGACATTGTAGTCTGTATTTGTGTCTTGCAGCCATAAACGGTTTTAGGATTTAAAAAAAAAGAGAAAAAAAATTTATACTTTCCAAATCCGTTCCAGAACGGTTTTAATAAAAAGCTATCGAAGCGTATTGTACATGCACTTGATAGATAAACAATTAATATGTTTTAATTTTATTTATAGGAGAGATATTTTTTTTAAAAAGATTTTAAGAATATCAAATTAAGTACAACAATCTGTTAAGTTTGCAATACTTTTTATTATTTTTTTTAATTTTATTACACAACCTACTTAGGACTTTCTCATATCTATTTTTAATCTGATGCCTTGTAAAACCAAATTGTCTGGCAACTTCAGTCCATTTAAATCTTTGTGATCGCATCCAAATTATTTGTCTATCAAGAATAGGATCTTCTG